AGTGGAAGGATAAGTCCCTTAGAAATCTGACCCTTAATCTTAATGGTGCGAAGACGAAATCCATCGCCCAAATTCTTGGTTGATTTGAAGCATCCCTTGCGAAGAAATTCAAATTCCTCTCTCACAGGAAGGAAGCTGTCAATTTCGCAATATAAAACTAGGTCGCCTACCTTAGCAACATCCTTTTGTGAAACAACCCACCAACCATCAACACGATAGGCTTCAATTCTATCAGCACCCTCAATAGGTTTAATCTCGGCAATACGACGAACAGTTGCTAATTTACGTGTAATATCACTCATTTCATTCTCCTTTAATCAGTAACATGATGGTCATTACGTTTTACCACAGGGTCTAATCCCTGAAGAACTTCAATAGCTGATGCATCATAATTTCCTACTAGTCTACTACCAAGAATATCAAACCTGGATAGAAAATTACACTTAGCTTCTTCCGGGGTCCAACAAAAAAGCTTAATATCAAAAGGTTCAGCCGCAAAAAATACTCTCGTATCCTTGCGATCAAATAGCTGCTCCTGCTCAGTTACAAGCATACGACTATCAGCAACTTTAATATCAGGAGGATATGGAAATCTAATCCCATATTGCTTAGCAATATTTGCTTCTAACTGCCCTTCCATCTCATTATACTGAGGCATGATGCGCTTAAGAGGCTTGGGAATATCGCCTAGAACCGACTCCGAAGCATCATGTAGAAGGCCCTCTAAGGCCATCTCAGGTGGAACAAGATGGCTAACCCACCAACAATGCTCAGCAACAGAGTAGAAGCGATTACAATGGCCACCAAATCGACAAGTCATTGCTAACCCATAGGCGATATCTTCGATACTAAGAATTTCATTATCAAGATTTTCAAAATCAAAATATCGACCAGAATGAAGAAGAATAGTTGCATTACTCATTATATAATCCTTATAATTTTGAATGAGCCATCAGAAATTCCACGCTCACCAACTGCGATTGCAAGTTGCTCCTGGTAATCTCTATAATATGTAGCATACCACTGATCTAACTTATGTCTAACCGTCAAAAGAAGTTTAGACAACTTACTTTCCTCATAAAACATGCGATCAGGGAAGAACGAATTTAGAATTGTGTGCTTTCCGTTATCCTTCTTCAAAATAATAAGAAAACATTGCCCAAAATTTAGCATTAACATTTTCAAATCCTCATAATTGAAACAATAAAAAATTCTGTATTATAAAAATACCCATAATTCCATAGGTTTTTCTGATAGTCATAACGACCAACAATTTTACGGTTCATCATAAAGTACTCCATCATCATCATAGTTGTCGCTATTATATTCATAATCATCATAAGCATCATAAACATCAACATCCTGAACAGTATCAATGGCAATATCACCAAAATTAAGATATCCATTATCATTGAAGCATTCGAAATCCTTTTCAAATTCAACAACATGAACATAAGATGGAATATCGGAGCCATCCAGGTAAGGAATAAGCCCTATTAGACCAGAGGCTACCCCATACTGACGACCATAATCATCTGTGTATTCCCCATCACCATAACGAGTTGGAAACACACAAGTCTTTAGATTGGTTCCTGCGAGAAATCCCGCTCCCTCACTATCATAATAATCATTAACAGCAAGAAAATGCAGCCATTCATCATGGGATTTATCAGAAAAGAAATAACATGGATCACCCAGAAAATACTTACCAGCAGGCATGTTACATATTTGCATTGAAATCCTCCTTGTTTGAAAAGATCAATATACAGATAAATTTTAGGTTGTCAAGTTAAATTTGGTAGGCATGTACGGATTCGAACCGTATCGAGAACCCTAATCTGGGGCTGAAAGGTTTATAAGACCTCCCTGTGTGCCAACACCCACGCCTTTATGCTTTTTATTTATCATGTACCCTATCAAAAAATTCTCATCCTGTCAACCCCTAAAAATGACAATAAATAGAATTATTAATTAGAGGAACCAATTTGTATAAATTTGAAACTTTAGCTAAAAAAGGCAAATTAGAAGGCATAAATCTTAATAAGGATGCTAAGGATGCACGCGACTGGTTTCGTAATCAAGCCCTCAATCTAAAATATGCCAACCCCAAACAATTTCAAAAGAACGCTACTGCCTTCCAAAACATGGAAAACCTTTCACCAAATTCAGTAGGTAAAATGTATTTCTTCTGTTACGATCCTAAATTAAAAGCCACTCTTCCCTACTATGATATTTTTCCACTCGTCTATCCTCTTGCAGTTCCTTATCCTGGAAAAGAACCTGGGTTTTTGGGAATTAATCTTCATTATCTCAGCCCATTTCTAAGAGCAAAATTAATGGATGCCCTATATCAGACTCTTAATAACACCAAATACAATAACACCACAAAGTTAATTATCGACTATCAAATTCTTAATGGTGCAGCACAATATAAACATTTCAAGCCCTGCGTTAAACATTATCTATTTTCACACGTTAGAAGTCCCTTTCAATACGTTCCTCCGACAGCTTGGGATTATGTCGCCCTACTTCCAATGGCCAGATTCCAGAAAGCGTCACAAGAAATGGTGTGGATGGAGTCACTGTTAAAGGTATAATATTATTATACTTTTAAAGCATTCCTAATTTATAACCATTTAATACATATTTTTCTATTTCTTCTGCTTTTATCGAAGTGTTTACAACTCCATTATTCCATCTTTTTAATGCAGCTTGTCTTAATTTTGCTTTTGTTTCCTCAGAAGTTGTTTTTCCTTTATTTGGAGAAGGCTTACCTATTTTTGCTTTGGATAAACTCAACTTATGTTTTTCAGATTTAGGTTTATTTTTTGCTGATTTAGACATTTTTTCTTTAGTTTCATCAGAATGGTGTTTTCCATATCTATTATTTTTTTCGCCCAACTTAGCTTGCCTCATTTTTTCTTTTGCTTCTTCTGTTGCTTTTTTACCTTTATTTGGAGAAGACTTACCTTTATTCGCTTTAGATATTTTATTTTTGGTTTCTTCCGTAATTTCTATATATTGCACCCCACCACTAGTAGAATTATATCCATTTTTAAATGTATCATAGTGAAAAATCCAGTATATTTCTCTTTCATTAAGTAAATTAATATCATCTACTTCTTCAATGATTTCACATACCCAAACTTCTGTAGGATGTTTTCTTAAAGCATTATGAAATTTTGTTTTTGAATTTTTTGTAAAAGTATCACAATAATGACTTTTTAATCTTTTCTCAAGCGAAAAGATGGTTTGCCCAATATAAGATTTATTGTTGATGTTGTTTGTGATACGATAAATAATAGACAATTGCTGATCCTCCGAATAGGGTTAGATTTAGTGGGTATGTAACTACCGCGACTAAGCTTATTTATTACAGGAGATAAAAAAATTCCTTTTGATATAAACGCATTTTCTGCACATTTAGCACAATATGGATATTCAAGTGCTAATCGTTTTGATGTGAATATAAACTTGCCTTCTATATTTACATCAACTGGCACATCTCTAAGTGGCCTGCCAGATATTCTAAAATTCAGGGCACAAAATGTTAATCTGCCCTCAATTGCTTTTATGAATACAGAATCCAACCGTTATGGCATGGGGCCAGTTATAAAACAACCATATAATGCTGTATATGGTGATATTCAAACCTCATTTATTACTGATAAACAAGGGCTTATATATGAATTTTTCTTTATTTGGATGAACGCAATCTATAATTTTTCAGAAACAAGTTCTAATAGTTCTGCTAGTGGAAATATTAGTATTCCTGTAAATGGAACCGCAACCAACTATTCTGCACCAACATACACAACAAGATATGAAGACGATATTGTTGCCCCCTCTATTGATATAAATGTCTATGATAATACAGGGAAGACAATACAAACTGTAAGCGCTTATAGAGCAAAACCAATAGCCTTTACTACTATTCCCCTGGCATGGGACCAAACAGACACATTACTAAAGTGTAACGTAACATTCTGTTATAGGGAATTTACCGTTACTTTTCCTACTTAATTAAGGAGATAATATGATTCCTACTGTTATATATCCAACTGTTGAAATATTGCAACCATCAACAGGTAAAAAATTATTATGCAGAAGATATTTAGTACGTGAAGAAAAAATTCTTCTCCTAGCCAAGGAAACCAAGGATATTAACGACATTCTTAAGGCAGTTAAGGACGTGGTTGCCATCTGTTGCCAAGAAGATGATTTCAATGTCAATGAAATTCCTCTCTTTGATCTTGAATATATTTTCCTGCATCTCAGAGCAGTATCAGTCAATAATATTGAAACTTTTACAGTCAAGGATGTTGAAGACCAAAAAGATTATCCGCTTACCATTAATTTTGATGATATCAACGTTCATTTTGCTGAAAATGCCCCTGATAAAAATATCAAGGTTAATGAATATACAACAATTGTTATGAATTATCCCAAGGCGTCAATCTATGATGATAAAGATTTCAAGGCGCGTTTAATCAAGGAAGGCATTTTCGAGCTTGTGGTTAAATGTATTGAACAGGTTTATAATAAAGATGAAGTTGCAGATATGACATTTGAGGAACTAAAAACCTTTACTGATAGTCTGGATATCAAAACATTCAAGAAAATTGAAGCTTTCCTTACCTCTTCGCCCTCAATAAAATATGTGGTAAAATATACTAATAGTCTCGGAAATGAGAAGGAATTAACCTTTAATTCACTTATCGATTTTTTTTTATATCTCTAATTCATACTAATCTAAGCACTTATTATTCAACTAACTTTGCCTTGCATCATCATCATAATTATTCATTAACTGAATTAGATAATATGATACCATTTGAGCGCACCATGACTATTCAAATGGTAACTCAGACACTTAGAGAAATTGAAGAAAGAACTAGGGCTTTGAATCCCCTTTAAGACTTCTTAGCTTTATTTCGCAATATTGATTTAATCCAGCCAATACCAATATCGCTGGAATGAATAGACGCCATAATTGCGTTGTCCACTTCCTTTTCAATTTTCTTCTCAATCTTCTTTTCTATACCAGTTGTATCATTTTTATGAATCGAAGCATGTATAGAATTGTCCTTTTCCTTAGCCATTTTATTCTCCTTTGCTGTATTTATTATAAATTATCTTATCTTTTACAATTCTTAATTCATATTGTGGGGCATGAATATCCCCAACAAGACGAACATAATCTCTTCCGCCATCAATTGCAACCCCCCCAACTTCTCTAAAATCATGACGATAAC